CATCTTTAGGTGTCTTGAATGCTGTTTTACCAAAACCTACTACACCTAAATACATAATCTTAGCTTTCCATTTAGGTGTTCCTGATAGTATCATTATTTTGTAGAATATTTTATCTGCAATAGTCTTATTTATTCCATAAATATTCTTCGTACTATATAAGAAGTCATGTATTATAGCTGCTGTTGTATACTTACCAAATGGTGGAAAGAAAGACCAAAATGCTCTTGGTACAGATGCTAAATCTGTTACAAAACCACTAGGGATAGTTATTTTTAATTTTCCTATAGTTAAATACAAATCACTTCTAGTATACCATCTTTTGTCATCATCATCTAATGGTTCTAGCATTACTTTGTTAAATTCTATCACAATAATTCCTCCTTTGTCTTATTAAGTTCTTTAATCTATTAATTGTGTGTTTTAAGACAGAGAAAGTACTAGAAGTCGAAACTTCTAGTACTTGCAATATATAAATTAATTTAAAGGAATAGTATTAAACTTCAACTATTGGAGCATTTTTGAATATTTCAGTAACTCCAACTACTTCCATTCTTCCTTGTACATTGAATATCTTATCTGTTACATATCTATCACTAACCATGATGTTAGGGATTAGGTTGTTATTAGGATTTTGATATTTATTTGTAATGTAAGTAGAGTATTGGTAGAATGTGAAAGTCATTTTAGTTTCATCTTGAGGGATGAAGTACATTCTGATTACATTGTCAGGTATTCTGTTAGATACAGTAATTTTGAATGTATTTCCATCTTGGTCATATACACCAAATGAATCATCAGTGATAACTCCACCTTTTTCTACTCCTTCATTCCATACCCAGTTTACATCTTTTAATAATGTAATAGTTGTCTTGTTTCCTACTATTGAGTAGATTCCTGGACAGTTAAGAACTTTAGACATTTCTGCTGCCATTCTTCCTATTTGATCTTTGAAGTTGATACTTCTCCATGTTACTGGGTCTAGTGCATAATTTCCTCTAGGTGTTAGAGAGAATTGTACATATGGTCCAGCTAATTTTTCACCTTTAACTTCTTCATATGTTTCATCTAAGAAGTTTAAGATATCATTGTCTTTAAATATTTCAATAGCATCAATCATTTGTTCTGTAACTTCTTTAGTTTGGTCTACATTGTAGAATAATTGAACATCTGTTAATTGTTCATTTGTTACAGTTGTATTGAAGTGTCTTCCTTCAGGGATTGATACTGAGTGATCAGATGTATCCCATTCAACAGAAATTGAATGTAAGTTTGATTCAGCTGATACGTATCCTCTGATATAAATATTTTCAAATGTTACTCCAGCTACTGTAGTTGTTACATTTGGTAATACAGTAAATGAACCAGTTCTGAAGTCTACCATTACTAGAACTTCTCCTAAGATAGTTCCATTTTTAAGTTTAACAGTTACAGGAACTGCTCCTGATTTATTTAAAGTTCTTGAAATTCTTTGTGTCATAGCAACTTTGTGGTCTACACCAACAGTTACTTCTCCACCGAATGTATCAGTAGTAGATTTAATATCTACACCAGTTACATAGAATTCTATTGATAAAGAATCTTTACCAGCAAATCCTCCAGCTGTAGTTATTAAGTTTATATTTTTAGTAGTAGCTATAGCATGTTTTTCTTTAACAGGTATTCTAGATTCTCCTGAAATAGCTTTCATTTGAGCAGGTGTTAAATCTTGAATTAAGAATCTTTCTCCAGCTTTGTTAGTAACATATCTATTTTTGATTTGTCTAACTATTTCTGTAGAAGTAGGTACTATTGTATTGATAGCATGTTTCATTGTGTTTCTTATCCAGTTTACATATTGTAATGGAAAAGATAATGGAACTTGTGGACTAATAGCTCCTACAGATGTAGATTCATTTAATATTTCTTTTGTGATGTTTTCCATCAATTGTGCCATACCTCTTAACTCTTGTCCATGGATATCATATGCGTCATTTGCTTTATCATAAACATAAGTTTCTAGTAATGCATTTTTAACTGCTTCTTGGTTTCTTGCAGATTCTAAGAAAGATGGGAAATCTCTTCCAAATTTCACACCATTGTTATTTCCAAGTGCTTGGAAACTTTCACAGATAGTAGCCATTGCTTTTGAAGCAGTAGCAACTCCTCCATTAACTTGAATATTTTTCATTATAATATTCCTCCTTTTTCTTCTTTAATTTAGTTAATTATTTTTGTGTTTATTGATTCTCTCTACTTTTAATAAGTAATTCTAATGATTTATTTGTACTTTCGATAATTCCTTTCATTTTTAGTAGGAAAGAATAATTATCTTTAGGTTTATTTTTATAAGCTTTAAAATCCAAGTAGGTGTTTGTTGAATTTAAAGCATTATTGATTTCATCAGTCAAAGCATTGAAAGTATCTTTCTCTGTTTGATTTATTGGATTAAATGTAGATATTCTAGTTTTTATTACCTCTAAGTTTTTATATGTACTTATTATATCATCTATAATAGCACTATTTTTAATTTTTTCTTCGATAGACATCTCACTATCTTCACCCATACCGTCATCTCCACCAGAATCATCTCCGAAACCTTCGTCTCCACCATCTCCAGACATATCATCAGGGTTTTCTTCCCCACCATCTAGAGCTTCTCCTTCCGAATCATCTTCGTTAGCATTATCAATATCAGGATTATCGCTATCTGTATCATCATTTCCTTCATTGTCATTATTGTCTCCAGTATCTTCACCAGTATCGTCAATTCCTCCAGGTGGTCCATCCCCACCTTCTTCTCCTTCCGCTTCTAGTAATAGACTTTCTACAAATGACTCCACATGCTCTAATTCTTCTATAGAATTATCTGGTATATTAGGATTATTATCTCTAATATCTTTTAGTTCTTTATTATTAATATCATCACCTTTTATTATAGTATCTACTGGTTCTGATTTAATAGTTGGGTTTACTGGGTTAGCTAACATATCACTAGCATTTTGTGTATATTCTTCTAATAATGAAGTCATATCAAATGTAATTGGTTTACTAAATCTTTCAGTACTCAATATATCACCTCCTAGTCATTACTATCAGAATCTTGGTCTATATCTCTAGCTTCGTCTCTAGCCCAAGAGTATCTTATTCTTTCAATTTCAGATTTCATTTTTTGTCTTATTCTAATAAGATTGTATTTAGCTTTTCTGTCTCCAGAACTTTCAGCATCTCTTAGTTTTTCTTCTACTATTTCTAATTCATTCTTTAATTCTCTTAATAGTTTATTTCTTTCTCTTCTTCTAACTTTTGCCTGCATACATAGTGTAACTATAGCTGATACTACTCCTAAAAATGGATTTATACCCCATGCAGCTAAGTTTACTAGACATAGTTTAAATATTTTACTTATAGCTGGTAATTTATCCATAATGATTTCTTCTCTATCATCTTTACCACCTATATATAAATCTTTAGCAAATTTAGCAACTCCATTAATACCTCTATCTAAATAGTCAGATACTTTATTAGTTACTTTAACTACTTTATTTATACCAGTAGCAACTGTTCTACCTATATTTTCATCTAATGCAACTTGTCCATTATAGAATACACAGTTAATAGTATTGAAGTTTTCTAATATCTTATTATAATCTAGTACTCCATTACTCTTACCTATATTTCTTCTAATATTCCCATTAGTATATACTAGAGTATTTTTAGTAGTTTCATAAATATATCCAACAGGTCTTTTATCTAATGTAACTTCTAATAGTTTATGATTAATTATATCATAATCAAATATTCTTGATTCTTTTAATTTCTTTCCTATATTATTAAAAGCATGATATGTATTATTACTTTTTAATATATCACTTAATTCCATTTTTAATATATTTTCTTTTAATGATTCATTAGTACCAAATTCTACTGTTGTTTCTGTAGATTCATCTTGGTCTGATTTTCTATCATTAACAATTTCGTCTATAGATGGTAAATCCTTTACATTCTCTTCTGTGACTTCTTTAAGATATTGTAAAGCTAGTAGTCCACCTATAGTAGATTCTTCTAAATAAAGTTTCTCCATTCCGATATCTCCTTTCATTTTAATTTTTTCTTTATCTAATAAAATTATTCTAAGCAAAGCCTCTAATCTTAATGTAGGATTATTTTCATATTGTATAGTCAATAGATTCTTTAATACTTGATTGAATGACATATCTTTATCAATAATATTCAATCCATTAATAATCTCTTTACCTTTATCTGTATGCTTCCAGCTCTCTAAAGGAATATCAAAGAACCTGTCTTTGTGAATCATCTTATCTGGTTTAAAGCTCTCTTTATAAAAGTCTTTTAAGAAGAATGATTGCATATCGTTTACTACTTCTAATATATCAAAATTCTGAACTGTTTTAGAATAGAAGTTAATCATTTTAAATAATTCAGTATTAGCTGTAATAGTATTGAAAGTAAGAAAGCCATCATATATCTCATTAAGTGACATTTTATAATCTAATGAACCTGTTTCTCCTTTATAGAAATCAGAATAGTTTAATACATTAAAACCATTTCTAACCCCCAATAAATATATTATTAGTTCTAAATGATTATCATATAAAAATAGACTTCTTTTAATGTATTTATCTGATTCATATATAGTATTCCTTATAGCTAATCTTAGACTATTTATATTCTCTTTATTTCTATAAATATCACTAAGCTTATTATATACAGATTTATTCGGAGTATTAATATTCAATATTCATCACCCCTTTCTTTTCTTTATTTTAACTTATATACTTGTTCTAAGCCTTAATTTATATAGGTTTTAATACCCTTATATTATTTACCATTTAAACTTAATGATAAATTTAATATTAATTACAAAAGGAGGAATTATATAATGAGTAAAGCGTTATACTTATTAAGAGAGACTGCAACAGTAGATGCTAACATCTCACTATTAGAATCAGCTAATTCATATGGCGAAGTAAAAATACTTGCTAATCTTCAAGATTTAAATAGAGTTAATAGAAATGGTAGATTATATGGTGATATAGTTAAATCTGCTTTAGATTCTCCAGAAATAAGTGAATTAAAAGCTAATAGATCTTGGTTTGGTGAATTTGGACATCCATTATCACCAGAAATAGCTAGACAAGTTACTATAGATAATAAATTCATATCTCATGAAATACTAAGTACTAGTATAGAAGGAGATACTATTAGAGGAGTGATTTGTTCTATACCTACTAAACATGGTGAAGAATTTGGTAACTTAATTAGAAGAGGTACTAAGGTAGCATTCTCATTAAGAGCAGTAGGAAATGTTAAAAAGAATAGTCAAGGTATAATGGAAGTAGTAAATCCATTTAGAGTTATTACATATGACTGTGTAATACTACCTTCACATAAAATAGCATATCAAGATAGTATATTATCCGAATCTGCTATGATTAGAGAAGGAGCAATAGCACAACCTTATGGACATAATCTAATAATAGATGATGTACAATCATTAAAAGAATCTGCTATTATGTATGACATAGCAAATCTAGCTATGAAGAAATCTGATAATGTTAAAGCAGTTAGAGAAGCATTAGAATTTGACTTTACTAAAATATCTTTAACAGAAAATAATAGAGCTATTGTATTAACTAACACACAAGGAACAGAATTAACTATACCTTTAGAAAATTATGTAAGTAAAATGGTTACAAATATTTTAAGTGAAGCATTTACAAAATAGGGGGTGTATCTTATGAATACTAGAGAACCAGCACAACCTATGAGTCCTTCATTCTTATTAAAGAAATTAAATCTAAATTTAAATTTAGAAAGATTCCCTACAGTTGATAATGATTTAATAATGGATATAATATTAACAGAGACATTACCTACATTTAGTAATTATTTCCCATTAAAAGTAGATAGATTACTAGTAGACTTCTCTGAAAAGAATAGAGCACCAGAATCGCCTAATACTTTCTATCTTTATGATAAAGATGAAAATTTCCTAGGTAAAGATGTACTAATATTAGGTATACAAGAAATAAATACTTCTTGGGGGAATAATAATTCTAGAGGTGCTAACTTACATGGTATAACTAGTTGTAATTTTGGAGATGCTATGGTGAACTTATTTAATGGTATTGCTATGACAGGAGTCACTTCATTATTGAATGCTAACTCTATAGCTGGTACTTATGAATTCGTAGCACCCAATAAAGTAAAATTCTATACTCCAATAACAGCAGCTGGATTATATTTAACATTAAAATGTACTCACCCATCTAATCTAACTACTATACCTCATACTAAAGGGGATTTCTTTTATAGACTAGCAGAATTAGATGTAAAGAGAGTATTATTTGAAAGATTGAGAATGTATAAGACTATAGAAACTACATATGGTAATATAGACTTACAGATAGATGAATGGCAAGATACTGATTTATCTAAAAGACAAGAATTAATAAATCAAATGGAAGAAAAATATCTTCTAGATGACCAAGTAAAAATAATAGCAATGTAAAAATAAAAGAATGAGTAGATAGGATAAACCTATCTACTCTTTTTATTTGTCATCATCATTATTTGATAATTTCTTTCCTTTAGCATGTTTCTTAGCTATTAAATCTCTTAGCATTTTTCTAGCCAATACTTGAGCTTTAGCTCCATACTTAGTTTGGAATTTTTCTTCAATATATCTTTCTTTCTTCTTATACATTACGAATTTTTCATATAGTGGGTCATTTGAATCTTTAGCTAGTTTTAATACAGCAACTTTAGTTAATTGTATTAATCTAGTCTTTTTGTCAAATCTAACTATATTTCTTTCTAGTAGAACTCCTTCACTAATAGCATCTTGTACTTCATCAGATTCTTTGTGTTCTTCCATATCATCTTCATTATCACAATCTGCTTCTAATAATAAAGCTGCTTCTTTAATAGCTCTACATACTTCTTCCACTAATTCAGGATTTTCTTCATGTATATCTTCAAATTTTTGGTCAAGTTCATCTTTTTGAACAACAGCAACTTCACCATTTTCTCTTAAGTATTTTTTAAAATTTAATCCCATTATTATCCTCCTTTACTAGACATTTACTTAAATTATCTAGTAGTTCTTATTTAATCTTACATAGCTCTTTAAATAAAGGTAGCTTTTCTATCATATCACAGAATACTCCCCAATCATCTTTTAATTGGTGTCCTCTTCTTTGCTTATAAATATTTTTTAATTGTAAATAGTTAGTAGTTAAAGAACCTTGTTTCATTTGTCCTTGTGGTAATATGCTCATTAGATTATTAAATGCTTTAGTTCTTTCTTCTGCTGTTTTAGCATTTTCATAAAGACTTCTAGCATATTCTAATTCTTCTATCATCTTATCTGATACTGTAGGAAATGCTTTTCTAAAATCTTGTTTCAATATAGTATGCATACTAGATGAAGAAGATACAAAATCAATAAAATGGTATCTTTGTAATTGTGGTGTCCAATATACTGGATAATCTAATAGAATATTTACAGTAATTCCTTTAAGGAAACAATCATGTCCTTCACCACTACCACAAGATGCTAATCTAACACATCTTTTTAAATGAGTATTGTTATAATCTCTTTCTTTAATAGCTTTCTTAATTCTTTCAATGGTTTCAACGAATTGTACACTATCATAAGTTTCTACTAATTTAGGTAGAGCAGAAGAAGCTATAGAGAAAGCGATACCATGAACTTTTACATATTTAATTTTAATCATTACAAATCCTCCTTAAAATTTATTTATCTTAAAGTTTCTATAGATATTAAAATACTATAGACTTCATATATTGAAAACACTAGAGTAAATAATGTATAGTGAAAGGAGGAATTATGTTACAACAAAAAAGAGTAATGCCTAAAGTATTCTACCACATAAATACTAAGAATGTAAGCTTTATTAAATGTGCTAGACAATTACAGATAATGGGCGTTAAGAATCATAAATTCCATTTAGTATTATTTGACCCAGATTTATTAAATATAGACCCTTGGAATATAGACCCAAATGATTTACTATCTCAAGCTAAAGTACTGGAAGAATGTAAGAAGAATTTCTGGTATTTTATTAGAGAAGTAGTTAGAGTAATGTCACCAGGGGGAGACCCTGTACCATATGAATTACATAGAGGTAATTTAACTATGAACTATTGTCTTACAAGAAACTTATCAGTTTATATAGAATTACCTCGTCAAAACTATAAGTCTATCTCAGCATGTGCTTGGTACTTATGGTTATACTTATTCGGTACAGTAAACTCACAAATGTTATTTGCAACAAAAGATAAGACATTTGCAAAAGAAAACCTTGAAAGAGTTAAGAAGCTATTAGATAGCTTACCTCATTATTTTAAATATAAAATATACTCAGAAGTATCTGGTAAAGAGTTAAAAGAAAAATCATCAGTAGAAACTATGGAAAACTATTATAATCATAATAAGATAGTTACAATAGCTTCTGCTACATCAGAAACTAAAGCTGACCAATTAGGAAGAGGTTCAACTCAACCTTTACAATGGTATGATGAGTATGCTTTCATTAACCATAATGAAATAATATACAACTCAGCAGCACCAGCATTCTCACAAGCATCTAGATCAGCTAGAGCTAATAAGAGTCCTTATGGAATGTTAATGACATCTACTCCAGGTAGTATGAAAGAAACTAAAGGAGCAGCTGCATTTAAACTAATACAACAATCACCTAAATGGAATAATATACTATTTGATATGAATAGTCAAGAAATAGAACAATACATAGAAAAGAATGGTGAAACTAACTTCATCTATATTAGATTTATGTATAATGAGATAGGTAGAGATGAAGCTTGGTTTAAAGAACAATGTAGAAACTTGAAGTACAACTGGGAAGCAATCAAACGGGAAGTACTTTTACAATGGAACTCTACATCTGATGAATGTCCATTCTCATATGAAGAATTGGATATGATTGAATCATTTGTAAAGCAACCTATTAGACAATTGAAATTATCTAAATACTATTCAGTAGACATATATGAAGAAGTAAATATAGCAGAACCACAAATAATAGGTGTCGATGTATCTGGAGGATATAGAAGAGATAACTCTGCTTTCGTAGCAATAAATAGTAAAACTACTAAAGTACAAGCAGTATTTAAGAACCCTAAGATAGGTCCTACAGAATTATCTAAACTATTATTAGAATATGTGACTACTTATTCACCTAATGCTGTAATAGTAATAGAACGGAACTCATATGGTGAAGGAGTAATAGGAAACTTAAGAAATAGTAGTATATACAATAATCTGTATTATACTATAAATAACAATGACCCTACTAGAGAGAAAACTAAAGATGGTTGGTCTATGCAAACAAGTAGTATAACTAAAGATTATGGTATATATACTACTAAAGAAGTAAGAGAAAGAATGCATGATTTATTGAGAGATAGAGTAATAGACCATCCAGATAAATTTATATCTCCAATAATATTAGATGAAATGAAAGGTTTAATTTGGGATACTAAACATAACAGAATAGACCATAGTTCTAATACACATGATGATACTATAATGGCTTATTTGATGGCTATGTATATGTATTACTATAGTGGAACTAATATACTAAATTTCGGTATAGCTAGAAGAGATATACCTAGATTTGGTGATGAATATGGAATAGAATCAGTAGAAGATATTACTAGTCAAGTAATAGACCCTATAATGAGAGTAGAACAAGATGAATATATGAAAACTTTATTTGGTTCACCTAGAAAGACAGTTATGGATTATATAAAAGAAACAGAAGACCAAAGGTCTTATGAATTAGCTATAATGGATTCTGGTAAAAATATTGATAGTGGATATACATTACAAACAAATGCAATGAAATTAAATAATGCTATCAATACAGCTATGCTTAGTCCGTTAGATACAAATCCAGGTATGGCACAAACTATGGGTGGAAATTTTATAGTAGATATGGAACCAGATAATCTAGCTAATATATTTATGGGTAATATGGATACATTTTAATTATTTATACCAGAAGATGTTTAGTCTTCTGGTGTTCTACTGTCAATTATATAAAAAAGTATACTTTATAAAACTCAAATTTAATTAAAATAAAATATATTGAATAAAAGGAGTGATTTTATGAGCAACCTTGATTTAGAAATAAGATTAAATAACCTAGAAAACCAAGTAGCACATTTACAAAACTGTATAAATGCTATTATGGATAAACTAGGAATAGCTATGAATAATGGTGATGATGATTATGAATACGATCCTAGATATGATGACTAAAGTAATAGAATATATACTATTTATAAAAGTATGTATTATATTATTAATATTTGCAATAGTTTTATTTATATTTCATTTAATATCTGAGCATTTCAGGAAGAAAGTAAATAAAACAGAATATAGTATTTATAAATACATATTAATTAATAATTTATTTGTCATAGGAGCATGTGCTACTATGGTATTAATTATACATTTATTAGGATTAAAATAAAGGAGGACTATAATGTACAATGAAGAGGACATAATTGAGGGTAGAGATATAGATGCCGATGATACAGCTTTAGATATAAAGACAAAAATGGCATATAATATCTCTCCAGAAGTATTTAAGATAAGAATACTTAGCCAAATAAATGAACCATTAGAAATTGGTCCATTTTCAGTGAATCAATTACAACAATTTGATGAAAAAATAGAAATTTCTAAGAGAGAAGCACAAGAAGAAGGTAATGGAGAACTTTTAAACTATGCTACTCAAATAGAATTAGACACATATAACAATATTCTTACAAATATATGTGAAAAATACCAATTAGACTTAATGGATACCTCAGCGTATCAAAAAGATTTAACAAAATTACTGTTTAATTTCTTTGTAATGGGATTTAGAACTATTATTGAAGAATTTTTCTTTGCTTATATTATGGAAAATAGAAAAGAATACCATAGAGAGTATATAGAATTGAAAAAAGAAGACAATAATGTATCTCTAATGCCAAAAAAGATGTTTAAAGAAGGAAAAGACTCATATATTTTAGCTAATATATTAAATATAGCTACTACTATAAGTCAATTAGATATAGAAGATGAGAATTTCTTGAATTATATAATAGAAACAGATAGTGATATTAGTATAATAGCTAATTCATTCAAAAGATTATTAAATGATGGTGAAATATCTAAATCAGGTAACACATTATTTACTGAATTTATGACACCATTACATAATAGAATGGATTACATGATAAATATATTAAATACAGTATCAGATAAGCTATTAGATAGATTAAAATCTGATAACTATGACCCATATGGGAAAACATTAATGAATGATGGAGGAGATGTAGACAATGGAAATGAATAATGTTAAAGAAAAAGTAGTACAAGGACAAGTAGGAGAAATGGAAGGAAAACCAGCTGAGGGAGTTCAATTAAATAATGATGGACAAGAGCCAGTTAAATATGAAGAAAAAACAGAAGAAGCACTAGCAGAAAAAGAAGGTAGAGGTTCTGGAAGTAATTTACATTATATTGATACTCCTAATGGAGTAATTACTAATATGCCTAAGTATGCTGAAGATATAGAAAAAGATGCTGAAAAAGAATCTGAAAATAATTTTACAGAAGAAAAAAGAGAAGAAGTAATACCAGATGTTAAAGAAATGTCTGAAGAAGAATATAGAGCAATGAAATGGAAATATAATATAGAATCAGGATTATCTAATCTAATGAAAAGTATATTAGAAGCAGCTAATGTATCTAAAGAAGAAGTAGAAGAATTAGATACTGGATTAAAAGAATTAATAGCTATGCATTGTAATGAAAATAAATTATTCTTAACTGATGAAGAATTAGTAAATTCATTTGTCTATAAAGAATTAATCACATTAAATGTACAAACAGCAGTAAATCATAAAGTAGCAGCTGAAGGAGAAGACCCTAAACTATTAGCATTAAAAGATTTAATCAGTGATTGTTATGTAAATCAGGATTTCTTTAATAATCCTGATAATGTAAATATGCTACAACAAAGAATGTTCCAAAAAGAAGTAATGGCTAATCCTGAAATACAAAAGGAAATGACAGAAAGAATAGTTAAATTATATGAAAGTGATGAAACTGAACAACAATTGAAAGATGCTATAGAAGAAGAGTATCTATTAATAAAGAAAAAATACAAAGATATACCATTATTCTTAAGTAAAATATCCGAAGGATTAGGTATGTTAAAAAGAGATAGAAATAAAGATAAGAAAGTAGTTAAATCAGTAGATAGAATTAATAGAACATTCGCTGTTATGGCTATGGGTGTTAAATTGACTGGAGAAGAAAAACAAAAAACTCCTACAGTATATCTAATGAATAAGAATCTAGAATTTATCTTACAAGCTTATTATAAATTAGTAGGACTAGATAAAGATTTCCAAAATGAAATAGATAGATTATTAGTATTATGTACTCTTAAAGTAGGTAAGACTAATAAGAATATCAGATTTAATGTTATGGGATATTATTACTTTATAACTCATAATGTAAAACTATATAAAGAGTTATGGCAAAAACAAAACCCAGAAAAAGAATTAAAAGATATATCAAATGAATTAGATGGAGACAAATTTACTGAACAAGAAGATACAGACAAATTAAGAGAATTCTTAGAATCAATGAAGTCTTTCATTTTTACCTTTAATCATAGATAGTTTTAAAGTGTGTACCATACCAGAAGGTATGGTACATTCCTTTTGTGTTAAAATAGCCTATTAAAACACATTATTAATTAAATATATGTAATAAGGAGGAATAATAATGGCTGTTAAAGGACAGAAACAGATAATGCAAAATATTGGAAATGTTGCAAAGTTATCTGGAGAAATGAAACTAGATGCTACGGCTAAAGATAATGATATAACTAAAAGTATAGAAGCCGATGTGAAGGACTTTACTAAACTAGCTACTACTATAGATGATGATAAAAACAATACTATGTCTAGCATGAGTAAAAATATACAGACTTTAACTGATGCTATGAAGAATAGAGATGGTAAATTCTCTAATACTGAAGTGGATACAGCACTAATGTCACAATTAAATTTAATATATACAAATCCTGAAAGTTTATCTGTATTTAATAATGCTTACCAAGAAGGATTATTAAGAAATAGAGTATATGAGGATTATGATTTACTTATGAAATTCTTACCAATAACTAAGTCTATACTAAGAGATAATGTAGTACCTGCATTAATATCTCCTAATGACCATACTAAGAGTTTCTTAAATATAGAAAAAGTAGGAAATTATATAGATGATAAAGATGAAGCTGATTGGAAAGAAAAATATAAGGAAATGGAAATTGACTTAGCACTACCTATAAAAATAAAAGAATTGGTAGAATATGTATGTTACTACGGTAGACAATATGTCAGAGTAGTTCCATATAGTAAATTAATGACTAGACTATTAAGAAACTTGGATAATATAGATAATAGAATAGGAACATTCTACAATGGCGAATTTTCTGGAAGCAGTTCTATTCCAATAGCACCTGGTATGGGATTAGGTGAAGCTTTTAGTAAGTTTGAAGAAAAAAATCAAGAATCTATATATGAAGCATTAATAGAAGCTAATGGTAATACAAAAGCTAAGGTATTTAATAATACAGATTTATTAAATGAATCTGTTACTGGTAATGGTATTATATATGATTTCACTCAAGATAATGTATTCAGTATAAAAGATACTAATAATACATATATGAGTAAATTAAAAATATCTGGTGGTCGTAATGGTAATGCTGATATAGATAAGCTTATGAATTTCTCTATTATGGAAAGATTAAATAATAATGTAGAGATATTAAATAGTGATTATAATTCATTATTAGAAAATCTATGTGCTACATTATCTACAGATAATTTTAAAGTATTAAATGAGATGATAAATGAATCTGGTAATGATACTAAATTAAGAAATTTAAAAGCATTATTAGAAAGAGAATTCTTTAGTAAAGACGAAGAATATATTATGGGTTCAGCTAGACCTACTGGAGATTTATCTATGGATAAACAAAAATCAGCTGAAGCTTTTCTAGCAATGAATGAAGTAAGACCTACAGATAGAGATTATGTAAAATTAAATAAAAAGATATATTATGAAAGATTATGTATAAGAAAGACTAGACCTATTAAAATAAATGATATAGTTATGGGATATTATGTATTTGAAAACCTAGGATGTTGTTCAAATAGATTCGGAAGTAATTTAGGACAAACTGTATATGGTACTGGTCAGAATACAGGATTAACTAATCCATATAACTCTTTAACAATGAGAGATGTAGAAAGATATATAGATAATAACAATGACTCATATAATGACGCTTATACAATGAGATTTGCTCAATTACTAATAAAGAAAATAAATAAGAAGTTCTTAGAGAAAAATCAAGATTTTGTAGAATCTGTATATGAAATATTAAAATATTATGATATTCATAATAATGATGTAAATCTAAGAGTTCGTTTTATACCTGCTGATGAAGTAATTGAAGTAAAAATAAATGATGGTATATCATTATTAGATGATGCTTTATTCCCAGGTAAGTTATATGTTACTTTACTATTAAGTAACTTTATGCTTAAACTAATAAGAAGTCAAGATAAGAGGGTTTATTACATTAAACAAGGTATAGATACCAATGTTACTAATACATTAATGAATGCTATTAGAAGTATTAAATCAGGAGAAATGTCTTTATCTGATTTTGGTAATATGAATAGACTAATGAATAGTATTGGTAGATTTACAGACTTATTTATACCAGTATCACCCAATGGAGATAAACCATTTGACTTTGAAATCATGTCTGGACAAGATGTAAATTTACAAGATGATTTTATGGAAGAATTAAAGAAAGCTACTATATTAGCTTTAGGTACACCTTATGGTGTTACTGAGTATGATGAAAGAACAGATTTAGCTACTAGATTAGTATCTGAAAATATTAAATTTGCTTATCAAATAATATTCAAGCAAATGGAATTAGGACCATACTTATCTAGACTATTATCTAAGATAATACAAGCATACTATCCAGAACACACAGAAGATGTTACTGTAGTATTACCAGCACCTATCAATCTAAAGATAAATATAATGTCTGAACAATTGAACAACCTTGGTGGAGTTGCTGATGCTATAGTAGAACAAACAGTAACTAATAGTGATGACCCATTAGCTGAAGCATATAAAGTAAAATTAAAGAGCAGAGTAATTAGAGACCTTGCAGGAGGAGTTCTAGACTTTGGTAAATACGATAAGCTATTAGAAGAAGTTAAAATAGATGTAAAGAATCAAGCACACCATAATAAGATAAAAGAAGATATTGAAAATTCATAAAATTGACAGTAGAAGACCGTATAGGAAATTCCTATACGGTCTAATTACATTTTATTTATATATCATATTGGTGATACTAGCATATCTGTATCAGTATAGTAAAACTACAACTTTATTATACTTCCATAATGTGTTTTTAAATTAAGAGTACTATTAGATATGCCTTTGAATAGTACTCATTATTTTTTTGTTTCTAATATTAAAAATTATTATGAGTGTAATTTTGTTTTTTTTTTCTTATATATTATAATAGGAGTACAAGATAAAAATAATAAAATTTGGAGGTATTAATTATGATGAACAAAGAACAAGTATTAGAAAAATTAGGTGGATTTGATGTAAAGGATTTGAACATGGTCATGGAATTATTAGACCAAAAGAAATCTGATGAAGAAAAAGGAAAAATTGTTAAATGGGAAGAAATCTTCAAACCATTTAATGCATCAACAAATCAACCTAAATATATGTACTGTGAAGTATGGACACATACTACAGGCTTAGCTAATATGATAACTGATTCTATAAAAGAAGCAGAAGAAAAGGGGTATCGTTGGTATGATACTCAATATACTTTAGGTAACAATAATGGGGCTCTTATTCATAGTGCGCTATTAATATTCAAGAAAGACTAATCTTTCTTGATAAGAGGAATAGAAATATTCCTCTTTATTTTTTTTTTTGATTTTTTGACAAAGGATAACCTGGATACCAATAAAGTATCCAGGTTAAATTTATATAAAAATAAGGGTAGACTATAATTAGTTACCATATTTGATTTGGTCATTATCTGGTATAGGGAATTTATCTCTATATTTATATTCCAAATAGTTGACAGTCATTTTGATACCTTTAACTACTTGTAGTGCAAGGTTATTGATATCTGCTGAACTTCTCCAAATACCTCTAAATGTTAAGTCTAATTGTTGTGCTTCAGTATTTGTTTTATCTGAGTTCAATTGTCCATCATGTGCCTTTGCAGGTATAATTCCATAAATCATTCCTGCTCTTATAGGAATTCCACCTCTATCTGTTAAGATATAAAGAGCTTCTGCTACTTCATAAGCGATATTTGGTGTAGGGAATTGTGAAGAACCCATTAATCCATGATAATGTGTTATCTTAGTTATAGGGTCAGATATTCCAGATAACCATAATTCTAAGTATTCTAGTAATGGTAATCTATGTAAGTCATAAGGAACTCCGATTGTGAATTCTTCAAATTGTTGTTCCACATTTGTTACATAAGAAAGTTTGTTAGATGCAGAACCTCCTTCCATTTCTCCGAAGTTGGCTGACATATCTTGAATACCTTCAAATTTAGTTTGGAATTTTTCTACTATATTTTTAAATGTTTTTGTTAATTCAGGGAATTTAGCTTCCATAAATGAAGCCATCTTCAAGAAGATGAAATGATGTCTTCCTGATTGAAATGGTGACATATAGAATAAGTTACTATAGTTCCCTCTCATGATACCTCTGACAAAGTTAGTTTGTGAGTGGTCCATTAATGCAGTTTCTCTGGCTAAACCAGATTGTGGATAAATTGCCATCTATTTACACCTCCTTAAGCTGTTGGGTTACCAAGAACAACGATTTCGACTTTATTGTAAAGAGCAATGTCTTTAAATAATACTCTTAATACATCATTCAAGATACCTTTTTGTTGTTGATATGGAGTTTGAGTGATTTCGTACTCTAAACTTCTTACTTTATCTTTATATGGTGCTAATGCATCATTTGCTAATCTTACGAATCTCTTAATATCTTCAGGTTCAGTGAACTCGAATCTGTAATTTCTTACAGTAAGTAATAGTAATTTAGCCATTTCAGATAGCATTCTTGCATTGTTTGTATGCATTAATTTACTATCATATAGATACATTGTAACTTGTGCTTCAAATGTATCATATCCTTCACCTTCAGAAATATAGTTACATCTTGCTCTATATACTATATCTCTATCTGCTAGAGTATTTACTCTTGGCATAATTGTATCAGGGATAACACCTGTTACTCTACCTTTTTCTAATCCAGCCATTGGAATATGTGAACCCCAATCTCTGTAGTGTTGTGGTAGCATATATGATAATACATAAGGTGTTGTTACTGTTATTTCTTTTTCAGAAGCATCATCAACAACTCTCATATGTTGAGAGAATAATGATACATTCCAGTTTGTACATGTAAATGTTTTTACCCAATCAGAAACTGCTTTAGGTGTCTTTTGAATTTGACAATCTAAATATGCATGCATATCTATTCTGTTAGATACTAAAGCAACCATAGCATTTTTAACTTTAATTGGGAAGTTAGCATCTAGTACATAACTAGCTCCTGTTTTAAGTACATTGAATATATTTGAGTTTATTTTACCCATATAGAAATCAGCAAATTTATCAGCTAAGTTAGGCATAGCATCTGCTCCTGAGAAAGCAAATTTTTTACCAGCCCAGTCACCATCAGACCCTTCTTTTAAAGGTAATCCAGTAGCTTTAGATAATAATTCACCATTTGTTATTTCTACATATGTTACATCTGCATGTGGAACTAATAAATCTATTGATTCAGGTTTCACATTTTTAGCTTCTGCAACTGGTTTAATGAATGTCATTAATTCTTCAATAACATCTTCATTTACTTTTACTACTACATCATTATTATAGTTAGCAACTACAGATTCAATATAAGAAGAAAGACCATTACTTCTAGCATCAGCTATTAGTGAGCAAGTAATATTTTCACTTGCCTTTAATGTTCCTTTTTCATTTGTCAATAATTCAAATAAATAATTTGCATACATAGAAGTAGAATTTTCTAATTTATCTTCTACCATTCTAACTGCGAAATCATTTCCATAAGCTCCTCTACCTTTTGATAATACACAGAATAGAGGGAATTTTTTCTTATTTCCATTTGGTGTTACTGTTAATTGAGCTTCAACTGTATCATATGCTTTTACATCAGCTAGAGAAGCTGTACTTAAATCAACTTTAATTTTATCTGTTCCATCAAGTTCAACTTCAGCATATACAACTGCATTGGCATATGTAGCTTTGTCATCAACTAATCTCATTCCTATTACCCAACCACCACTTTCAAGAGTTTTTAATACTTGGTAATATGGTTGTCCATGTCTTCTAAAGTTTTTAGCCCCGAATTCTCTTTCAGCTGCTGCTAAATCTCTTGAACCTCTGAATATAGCAAATTCTCCGTCTTTTCCTCTGTCAGAAACAAAAGGCATTAACAGAATAGCATTTGCAGATATTTCAGCGATTTCAGTAAATCTACTTTGGTCAGTTATCCAGATTATATCATGGGGTGCTTTATATGTAAAGCTTTTATCTACAACGATTTCCACTTTATATACCTCCTTTTAATTGGTTTTTAAATTATATTAATGTTAGATACCCTAATTTACAGGAGGTTTATATAGTTGAAAAAATAAAGCTTTTTAAAGAAAAAAAGAGTAAGAAGTATAAAAACTTCTTACTCAAATATTTTTACTGAAAATAATCTATCATTTGGTGGTGTAGAGTTATTATCTATTATATAGTAGTCTAAGTATAAATTATTCTTAGCATTATATAATCTTTTAACTCTAAATGTTAATTCTTCTTTTAAAGATTTAGTATTATGTAAAGCGTCTACTATTACCATAGACATTTCTAAAGAATTTTCTGAGAAATTTTCTAATAAGTTATCTACATCTTCATAGTTATTGCCTATTATAAATGCTTTTATTATAGGTACTATAATAGAATTCATCTTATCTTCCATTTCTTTCTCTTTTTCTATATTTACTTTAATACTATCTAATTCCTTTAAATCAATATTAGTCATATTATCTTCTCCTTTAGTATTTAATAGTATCTTCTAATGGAGATTCTACATCATCCTCTTGTTTACCACTTCTAGCTCTAGCTATAGAAGCTTGTAGCATTTGGTTAGGGTCTTCAAATGTGATAGCTGTAAATGTTGAGTTATTTTCAGCTATACTTCTAGCACTAGCACCTACCCAAGCAAATGGGTTATCAGTTTTACCATATACCATTCTGAATGGTTTAGATTTATCTTTCTTAGCTCTTATAGATTCCCCTACTATAAATGAGAATATAAGAGGAGATGAATCTAGATTCTTTTGTTTATTAATAGCCATATTGTCTAGCATCATAGGTAATACTGCATCATAAGGTACACAAGTTGGGAATTTACCTCCTGTGAATATCTTAAAGAATTGCTCAGTATTAACAAACTTAGATACTATATTTCTATTAATGATTATTAAGTCTTCACTATAATACTTTAATATTATATAAGTCTTTTCTCCTTCAGCAGGATTAAGAACCATAGTTCTTTTTTCTTCTGCTGTAGGTTGTGTCATGATTCTTGTAGGGAAATTAAATACAAGTAAAGGTGATGGGTCTTTACCAGTATCATCTTTAAAGAATCTCATATTAAATATCCCTAGTAAATCATATTGTATTCCTTTATGTTCCATTTTAGCTGTTTGATAGAATCCTTCTTCTATATATGCTTCTGCATACTTATAAGGTTCTTTCATTTTTATTTGTACACCATCTATTTTAAGATATTTATTTCCTACTTTTTCTAAATGCATTCTAGTTCCTCCTTAATATCTTTTACTGTGGTGTTTTTATATGCTAATATTTACTATTCTAAACTTATAGTAGATACTTTCACTAGATTTGACTTGTTTTATTACTATAGAATAAATATCATTCTCAGCATCTACTACTTCATACTTTAGATAATACTTATCTTTATTAGTAGGTGATGTGAATAGTTGCTTAGTTACTATCACACATACATCATCTACTTTAATAAATTTCTTAAATTCTTTATTATCTAACATTTCTGTTATTTCTTTTGTAATATCAGTCATCTCATTCTCATCAATATATACTAATCCCTTGAACCAGTTTTTGAAAACTGCTGCTTTCTCCAAGTCTTTAGTATATTGAATAAGGTAACAACTATCTTTTATTAATTTCTTTTGAACTTCATTCATTTCATCTACTAATTGAGGTACTAGATAGATATTGTCTCCTTCTATGTATATAGAACAACCAGTAGGTTTTGCAAGTTTATTAAATACTTGGTATATTAAATCTCCTTGAAAACCATACATAGTATCTTTCTGTAATATTCTAGATACTTCGCTATCTATTATCATATATCTTATTATGTTATTTTCTTTACTTACTACAATATTATTTATATAATAGTAAATAGAATCACTAGCAAAATTCTTAGCTATCTGATTTAAACTATTAAAAGCTTTTACATCACTACTCACCTTTGACATCTTCCATCACTCCTACTACATCTTCCATTTCAACCATTTTACTATCTTTCTTAATACACATATCAGCTAAATTAGATATATCACTATATGAAGGTAGATTTAACCATCTTTCTCCAGTATCTACATATTTCCTTGTAGAATAATTTATTAAGAATTCTCCATTAATATCTAATTTAGGATTATCTACTGGATTAATCTTCTTATAGTTCAATGTCTTTTCATTATCTTTTATATCTATCGTAAAATACATAGTATTTTGGTCTATATTAAATGCTCTTATATTACTTGGATATAGTGAAGCAAAGTCAAAATCTACTATATTATCAAATACTCTATTAGATTTAACTCCATATAGTTTAGCACCATTTCTTGTATTCAATAATGGGTTACCAACTAATGCTCCAGAGAACTTTTCTTCATCTTCAGCTTCTTCTTCATTAAATGCTCCATATGAATAATCCACATTTTGATTGTTTCCTATTACTAATCCTTTTAAATAATATTCATAAGTAAATTTATTTTTCAAGAATATAGTTTCATTAAATATCTTAGCATATCTAGTACAAGTATTTAATGAATATTGGTATACAGTTTCTAAATCATGTGTCTTATTATCTATTAATAACTGTAACACAACATCCCGTATATTATATTTTACAAATATCTTGTAATTCTTATATGGTAATTGTGCTAATGTATTTGCATATTGATGATATTCTAATTTATCAAATCCACATTCTAATTTACCTATATTACTTAAACTATAACCACCTTTAGTTTTAGCAAAGTTCTTTCTTAATGAAGCATAGGTTATCATTTGGCATAGATATACAGTATATCCTGATATTTCACTACTATCTCTTCTTCTTTTTTCTTCAATAGCTTTTTCATCTTTATGCCACCAAGCTTTAGCTACATCTTTAAAATCTGGATGACACATAACTGTTTCTGGTCTTATTCCTGCTCTTTCTAATCTTCCCATTAATGTCAACATATCAAAAGCAAAGTTCCAACCTAAACAGAAATTAGGTTTTAATGCATTTATTATATTGAATAATGTAACTATCATTTCTATTTCATCATCAAAGAATGCTATTTTATAATTTAAATCCACTCCCATAACTTCTCTAAATTCATTAGTTATTTCTTGTAAGAAATCTGTTAAGTTATCTTCTAATTCTTGTACTTGTGGATTGTTTTTATTTCTTAATAAGAATGTATAACAATCTTTAGTTTCATCATTAATAAATGTAATAGCATTTACTGGTGATGGTGCAATCTTTTCATCTGGGAATTGTCCTACTGGTAGATTAGTATAATCTACTTCTATATCCAGAAAGCTCTTAGTTATCTTAAAGTGTTCTGGTGCTCCACATTCAACTAAATATCTATATCTTACATAGTCTTGAATATCCATATCTGAGTTAAATACTCTCTTAGCTTTATGGATATTCTTAGTTTCACTATATTGTCCTAATTTTATTTTATCGAAATAATATTCGACATATTTAGGTCCTAATATGTCTGCTATATCTTTTGTTACATTCTTATAAGATACATCATATTCATCAACCTTATCTCTATCTATATAAGACAATTTATATGATGGTGTAAATTCTTCTTTACTTATATATACTTTCATTGTAGGTGACTCTACTCTTTCAGTTTTCATTTTACCGTCAATCATATCTCTATATATAATTGATACTGAGTCATTACCCCATTTACCTGTGTTTTCATTTTTCTGTGCCCTATGATAAAGCACATTAGTCAATAATATTTCTTTTTTTCTTTGAAAGGCTTTAAACATTACTTATCAACTCCTTTTTAGTTATTTTTTAGTTCCCAAACTAATGATTTCTTATGGTTAGTAAGAATTTTAATCTAAAACATCAAGGTAAATTAAATATACGAAATAAAGGAGGTAAACGGAATATGTATTTTAAAGAAGAAGAATGTATCAATCCATTTGAGACATTAGGTCCAAGAAGAGATGCATTTGGTAATTTAGTTGAAGAAAAGAAAGATGAAGAAGATACATCTGGTTCTGCATTAAGTCAGTTACTAGGTGACGATAATATAGCTACAGAAGAAGATAAAGTTGAAGAAGTAGTAGAAGAAAAACCTATAATACTAGACTTTGCTGGATTAGCTGATGATATTAAATATAATCAAGAAAATAGAGAAACTATTTTAAAACAAAGACTAGGTATGGGTGAAGCTAAGAAATTTAATCCTCCTAGTATGGAAGTAGGAGAAGCTCCTAAGAAAACTACTAGGAAAAAGAAAACTGACAAAGATGCTGATAGTGAAGAAGTTAATGAAAGAGAACAAGTAGACTTCTATGAAAAGAGATTTAGTAAACCTCTTAACAGAGTACAAAGCATCATTGATGAATTAGATATTAAGAAAGATAAAATGGAAGCTGAAGCTGAAGAGATGAGAGAGATATCTAAGAAAGCTCGTAATGGAGCAATATTAGAATATTTAGGTAAAACTGAATCTAATATTATAGATACTCTTAAAACTAAACTTGCAGCTGTAAAAGAAGAAGTAAATATTAATACTAAGATATCTGAATTAGAATTGAAGAAAGCTAAAGATAAAGCTGACGCTTCAGGTGCTAATAATACTGATGCTATTATGTCTAAGATATATGCTAATATTGCTGGAGGAACATCACCAGCACAACAAATGCAACAAACTAACCCTCAAGTATTTCAAGGTAGTATGTCTATGAATGACATATATGATACTATGGTGAGTGATGATGGTTTTTTTAGTCCACAAGCATATGCTTCAGATGATAGTAGAGTAGATGAAATGATATCTAGTAGATATAATCATCTAGTTGACAGTGGTAGAATAGTAGAAACAGAAGCTGATAGGAATCTAAGATATGCTGGTAGAAGTATAACTATGTATGTTTATAAAGAAGATGCTGGACCTAACTGGAGATTTGCAGCTGTAGATAATGAAACTAATCAAGAAATATATGATTATGAAAAACCTACAGTATTAGGTAATAAGATGAATTTTGATGTAAGTAAAATGATAGCATATGATAATGTAAATAGATACCCACTAGTTCTAGTACCATATGTTGAAGAATATGAAGATAAGAGAATGGTATCTTCATATGGTGGTAGTGGACAATATGCTTATGATATTTAAAATATAAAAATAAACAGTAGAACCCTGTATGGAATTATATCCATACAGGGTTCAGATTCTATTAATTTCTAAGGTCTTTAAAATGAAAAACTATTATTCATGCTTGTTTCAAAATACTACTGATTTGTTCTAAGTATTAATTATTATTGTTATCATATAGAACATTTTCAGATGATTTTACTTTAGGTGCTCCATTAAGTAATATGAAGTTAGTTTCATAACTTTCAAAAGCATTATTGTGAGATATTACGAATACTTGTTCCATATCAAAGATACTCATAATATTTTCTAATACTCCTAAGAATTTTCTCTTATTATTATAATCTAATGGTCCATCCATTTCATCTATAGTTATTATATTATAATCTGTAGTACCTTGTGCAAATAAAGATACTGATAAGATTAATGATATAATAGCTTTCTCTCCCATAGACATTGTCTTTACATCAGTATTAACTACACCATTTAATTTCTTACAAGGTATATTAAATTCTTTATCATTTATTACAAATGGTAGTAATTCATATTCATCTGTTAATATCTCTTGTAATAATTTATTAGCTAGAGTTCTAGCTCTCTTCATATAGATATCTATAAATACTAATGGTATTCCTTTATTAGGTGAAGTTACATCTTTCAATAGTAATAGCTTATTATAATTATCTTCTAATTCTTCTTTTTCTTTTTTGTATTCTTCTAACTTTCTCATATTTACTTCTATATCTAATTTCTCATCATTCAATTGCTCAGTATTATAATCTATACTGGTTAATGATTTCATTCTTTTCATTTTAGCTTTTTCCATCTCATACTTATACACAAATATCTCTTCTAATATAGATAGCTTATTTTTAACTTCCTCTATATGAGTTTTATTAGCATTATAATTACTACATGCTTCTATTAAAGTATTATAAGCTTCGTTTCTTTTATCTATCTCTATTAGTCTATATGCATTACTTTCATTCTTTTTAAGTAACTCATTATACTTACTTCTAGCTTGAATTATCTCATCATTTAATTTAGATATATCTTTATCTAATTCTTCCACATATTCCATTTGTACTACATAAGTATTCAATTTAGAATTAATGAACTCTAAATCTTTCTTATCCTTTTCTAACATTTCTTTTATAGTCAAATACTCAACTAATTCAGAGTTATCCCATTCTATACTATACAAATTATTCTTTAATCTATCTATGAATTTATCTATATTAGTTATAAAGTTATTTGGATATACTTTATCTATATATGTACTATTGTTTTCTATATAGTCTAATATATGTAGAATAATCTTTTTAGCATTAGATATTTCATATAACTCTTCACATAGTCTTTCTTTTTCTTTTATTTCTACTTCATACTCTTTTATTTGTTTGCCTAAGCTATCTAAGTATTCTTTAGTTATTAATTTATCTTTCTCAATATTAATAAAAGGACAAGTGTTATTCTTACAATCTTTAGGTTTCTTTTCTAAAACCTTAGATTGTTCATCTTTTGTCTTCATTGACATATCTAGAGTATATTGTAATTGGTTCTTGTTGTATATATCATCATTCATTTCTGCTCTTACAATATTCATTTCTTTAATCACATCATCATTCATTTTTTCTATAGCTTTAGTTACTATAGTAGGTGCATAATTAGTAGAAAGATTATTTACATTAGCAGCTATGCTTTTAAGATTTATACTAGCATTATTAGCTTCAAAAGAAGTTATATTATTAATATCCTTAAATTCAGATGATTGTACTTTACTTTCATTTATTTTGATACTATTTTCTAATTCTTCTTTTTTATTTAATAAACCATTATACTCATTATTAGAGATAATATTATTTCTTTTTGACGATTTATTTTCTAAGTCTTCTATCTTCATATTAAGTGAAGCATTAATTTCTCCAATTTTAATATTATTCTCTTCTGTGTCCTTATTAATATTATCTTGAGCATTAGTATATTCAGAAATTTTAGTTCTAAATATGTCTAATACTTTATTTAAATCTGTCTCACTATTCTCTATATCTATACCATTATTTTTTAATACAGATTTAAGTCTAGTCATTTGTATATTAGCTACTTGTACTGCTTCTCTTAGTTTATCTATTTCTTCAGGTAAAAAATTAATAGACAGACCCATAGTATTTAGCTTCCTACTGTATTCTTCCCATTTATAACTTTCTTTATGGGTTTCCTCAGCAAGGTTTTCTTTCAATGTCTTATAATTATTTAATTCATTATCTATTACTTTAATTCTTGATTGTAATTCTGGTACATCTTTAATAGCATCTATATTACTACTAACTTTTAATATTAAATTCTTATACACCTTTACTTTCTCAGATAATTTCTTATGAGTTTCATTTATCTTTTCTAGAGTAGGTTGTATATCATTGAAATATTTCTTTCTTTCAGCTGTAGTCATATTTACTATATTATTACTATTGATTGCTAATCTAGATAGTCTTAAATATAAAATAGAAATGCCTAACTCCCTTTCTACTATTTCAAGAAAGGGAGTTACATTTCCATTAGGATTTAATTCACTATAGTTTTCACTATCTATACTAGCTTTTCTTATATAAGATTTTACATTATGTCCAGTCTTACTTGGTGTGTATGAATGTATAATTATATACTTATTGTTATTATGTACATAATGTATTTCTTTCTCTCCTTCTACTCCAGATATTATTATAGAAGGTTTATCTTCTTCACCAAATGAGAATGGATGTAATGAATGTATTATTGTAGACTTACCAGAACCATTAGCTCCGAGAAATAAAGTAATCTTATTCTTAATATTGAATTTTATTTCTACTTCATTCTTATGGAGTCCATTCTTTACTCCTATATAATTTTTTAATCTAAGATAGGAAATCCACATAATATTACTCTCCTAATAATAAAGCATAATTTCTTAACATATCCTCAGTATTACATTCTTTTATAGAATTTATTTGATTGATACATTCATCAAAATCAATTTCTTTCTTACCATATCTAGTTAATACTGCTTTTATATCTTCTTCCTTTTGATTTGCAAAAGGTGATTTTAATATTTCATTTAATACGTTATCTAACTCTTCTTTTTGTTTTAATATTATATCTTCCATTATATTTCCTCCTATTATTGTTATTGTACTGCTATGTTTTCTATACTATTATTTTGAATTCTATACTGCTTGTAACCACTTTTAAATCTACAGTCTGAGTCATTATCCTGCTATTAGTTTTAATTTCATATTTTACATTACCTTCAAATATTTTATTTAAAGCATCTGTTTGCTGTAATACATCTATTACCATATCTTCAGCAACTTTACTATTTAACTTAGCAAAATTAGATGTAGCAACATCAGTTAAAGATACTTCTATACCATTATCAATTAATAATACTTTAACATCAGCATCTTCATCTGCATGATATAGAATATTATAGAATTCTCCCATTTTTTCTAGAAATGTTCTCATATTATGAAAAGCATCTATCAATTTAGAATTTAAATGTATTAATTCTAACATAGTATGATATTTAATTTCTTCATCAAATATTTCTTTATGGAAATACTTACATGCTAATAAGAAGCATAAAAACTTGCTATTATATATTGGTATGATTGTATTAGTATCCCCATGCATATATAGATGATATACTAAATCATGTAATGCTGGATATTTTTCTTTTCCTTCATCAGTATCCATTACATATCTACAAGTATCTCTATCTAGTATAGGAAATAACTCAAAGAATATATTATAGTTATTTTTTAATTTGTATACATCTTTATCTGGGATGTACTCATCTTTCTCATATTTTAAGTCTACAAGATTTCCACTCACATATCCACAACTTTTAGCTAGTATATTTATATGAACTGCTTTATTGATTATTATATTTGCTTTAAATCCTACTCTTAAAGCAAATTCAGTAAGTTCTTCAGATAGAATTAATACTATTTTACTAGATTTTTCTATTAGCTCTAGTTTCTCTTTGTCTATATTGGCAGCCAATCCAATATCAATACCGTGTAATATACTTAGCATTTCTTCACATTTTAATTCTATTTCAACAGATACAGCATCTTCTACATTATATGTTGCTATTCTAGTTTTCGCTCTTATGATAGCTACACTTTTCTTCTCATCGAATATCTTAGAAAATGCTAAAGCATCCCTTTGATTAAACGATTCTAACTTTGGTGCCACACATATTATTATTTCTTTATCTTTAAATTCTTTAGTTTTCATTTTTATTTCACCTCTTTAATTTTATTAAGTATTTTTATTAATTCATCAGCATGTTCATATAATTCATTTCCACCATATCTTAAACCTAATCCACCAATATTAACATTTTCTGATAAATAGATTTCAAATTCATCAGCTATTCTTTGTCTAATATCGTCTTCAGATTTTTTAGAAATAGCAGCAGCATATGCTTGTATTATTAGATTATCGACAGTTTTATTTATCTCATCTAATGGGATATCTTCTACCTCATCTAATCCTATTTCTGCCATATGATCATTAATAGACATATCATAATATTTGCCAGGAATATATTTATCAGGGTTCATTATTATTCTCTCTACTTCATATAATCTTTTTATAATACTCTTTAAATGAGCTTTTACATATTGTAATAGTATTTCATTGTCAGTTGCATATATCTTTCTATTTTTTATAGTATCTAGGATATCAAGTATTATATTATAATAATACGCATTATCAATTTCATTATTTAAATATCCTTCAAATAATAAATAGAATTTTTCAGACACATAGATATATCTTGACACACTACTGCTACACATAACTCTATAGAAGTCATGTCTTGCTAATTTATAAAATGGTTTTATATAATAATACATATTATATGGTAATTTAAATATTGGAGTATCTCCATTAATGTGTGCTATTAACTCTGTTACCTTGTATAATACTTTTTCTTTTACTATGTCAATATTTTCAATTCTAGATGTATCATCACATATTGACATTAATCTATGAAAAGATGTATTATACATATCCAATTGTAGTGTTATATCGCTAATACCTTTAGCTAATTCTATATTTTTAGTTATCATATCTAATTCATATTTAATTGATGCCATTTAACTCATCCTCTCCTTCTATGTGGTATTTATTCTTTTTAATATGTAATTCTCTATTTATTTTATCTATTTCTTTTCTTAATCTTTGTTTTAGATTATTCTTCCAAGGTAAGTCTATTTCAAATCTAGTAAAAGGGTGTTTTATATCAGGGTCTATGCCTAAATATCCTTGTAGCACTTCTTTTAATTTATCCCACACTAATTGCTGACTTATTACAAATCTAGTCAAAGCTTCATTTTTATTTATCATTACAATTTTATTCATTTTAATATATTCCCATTTGTCATTACTAAATACTTCTATATTCAGTAGAAGTATGTCATTAGCATATAGACTTATATTTGATAAATTATAATCATATTTTATCTTTTGACGGTCAGTATAATTTACAACAAATGCACACTTATATTTCATTTATTTTCTCCTTCCAATATACATCATTATTACATGATTTACATAAGCAGCTAATAGTATTCTATTATCTTCACTTAAATTCTCTATTTCTTTCATAGGATTATTAGATTCAAATAACCCTAGTAAACATTCATCACTATATACTGCTCTATGTACTTCACAACTTATTAATTCATCTAAGTTTGGCATTGCACCAGCTTCATTATATAGCCTATTTAATTCTGGTGTATCTGTAATAACCTTAATTGCTAAATTATGATATAAATCCATAACTTTAACCTCCTTAATATTTAAAATTGATATTTGAATAAAATATCATTTATTACTGGTATTAATAATTTTTTCATCTCCTCTGTAGGATTTAATACGCCTTTTACAAAGATACCATAGAAAGCATCACTCCTATCAATAAATTCTTTTAATTTAGTATCTAATTCTTTTCTTGCAAATTTCATATTATGTCTAGGCATAATATCCCAATCATATTGTAATCCTGGATATTCTTTCATTATATTTCTAGCCATTCTGTAGTAAATCTTTTCTTTCATTTTAACCTCCTTTCAAATAAAATAAAACAGAGATACATAAAGTATCTCTGTTTAATCATTATGTATTAAAATAAATTAGTCAGTTAAGTCATTTATAGCTCTGTCTAAAGCAATTAGATATTGAGTAGTATTGATAGATAGAAGCTTTATGGTATTATCCATTTTAACTGTGTAGTTATCGAGATTCTTAGTATTATTTATACTATTTTTCACATCACCTATATTCTTATATAAAAGCTCTTTTATATCTTCTAAACCACTCTTAAACTTTTCTTTATCAAAGTTTTCTATAGGCTCAGCTGCTTTCTTTTTATATATTTCTATTCTACCATGTAGACTTTGTAAATATTGGTACATATAAGCTCTTTGATTTTCCATGTAGTCAAGTTCTTTTGGTGAGATATCTTTTGGTTTATCACTATTTAAAAACTTATCTAGTTTATCATATTTTATTTGAAGTTCCTTTTCTTCAAGTAATACTCTTTTTATGTGAGCTGGACATTCAAATCCTACATAGACTATTGGTAGAGTCTCGGGTCTAAATAGTTCTTCAAATCTATCTAAATAGACATTGAACTGCTCATCCCCTTCTCCACCACTTTGTATAGCTATATCATTTATGATATTTATGAAATATGATGCTTTGATTGGTTCTCCTGTATACCAGTTGTCTCTATCAAGAATACTAGTTACAAGCTCATAAAGTTCTAGTGATTTATTGAGTGGGATAATTCTAGTTTCACCATACTTTTCTTTAATTTCCTTAACTACTAATTCTTTTAATTCATGATTTGTCATTTTACTACTCCTTTCAAATATAAAATTAGAGATACATAAAGTATCTCTATTAAAAATCTATTATGTTACTATACACTGTATTACTATCTAATGTAGGTAAAACATGTCCACCTAGTGATGAGAATACTGGTAAGAATGCTGATATACTATCATTGATAATAGTATCATAATCAATATAATTATGTGTCCATTCTGGTATTATATCCACATCTTCTGGTATTGCTATCCATTTAACACCATATGATGATATTTGAGTATTTTTATTATTATATACTTCTTTATATAGTTTCTCATATATGTCTGGATGAGTTTCACTTAATTGCTGAGCATCTATTAGTTTACCTAATTTCAATCTCAGTAATTTCACATTGTTTGGTAATTGTATTGGTGTCTCAGGATATAATAAATCCCAAGTCATACATCCTCTAATACCTGCCATTCTTAATGGATCAGCATAAGCATTAGGGTGATTTACTTTAGCTGGTTTTAAGAATCTAGTTTCTTTCTTAATACTATCTATTACTAAATCTTCTACAGCTTTTACTTTATTGATGACCAATCCAATATCTATTTTATTAGATTTTAATATGTCCTCTTCTAATATATCTATTAGCATTTGACTTACTTCTGGATTGGTTACTGTCTTAATTAATTGTAATCCTTTTATGTCTAAGAATGGTGGATTTAATAAAGCTCCTTCTTGTGATAATACTAATGAAGCATAGTTCTTTTTAGCATCTGTAGTTAATACTCTTTTCATAAGAAACTCATTCTTCATTTGTATTATTTTAGCTTTATTATCATCTTCTACATTACAAGATTTGACCATAGTATACAATACATTACTAATATAATATGTACATATATGTGCCATCAAATTTACTATACATATTCTTTCTTCAGTATCATTTAAATTATATACTATTGGTGAATCTTCTTCCATTACTTCTTCTCTTACAAAATTATAGAACTCATCTAAGTTTATGAAGTTAGAGTCAGTATCTATAGTAATAACTCTTTGTCTTCTTCTATATACTAGGTTATTGATTCTATTAATAGAAGGAGTATAATCCATTACTGCTAATTCTATTAAATACTTTAACTCATCTACCCATACCTTAACTATTTCTGGAGCTTCATTAGCATCCATAAATAATTTAAATTCCCCATAAGAATTAGTTTCTGTAGGTATTCTGTAATTTATCTTACCTTTACTATCTACTATTTTAAATTCTTCTTCATTCAATTCTCCCATAGTATATAAAGTATTTCTAATAAGATTTCTACAATATCTACTATCTCTTAAGAATTGTATTAAATTATTCTTATAGTATAATTTAGTGACTTGATCATCACTCATAGAATTTATTAATTTTCTTAATCTATATTCTTCTTGTGGTGTAGGTGAGAATTGATAGTTCTCATCTTCTACATATATCTGAGATATTATTCTATTATACAAATCATTCTTAGATATACTAGTATTAATATATTGAGTTATATCAAAATCTTTAGATATTGTTCCTAATAATTCCATTATATGAGATATTGCTTCATCTACTGATAAGTAAAATGTATTTCCTGCTAAGAATTTCTCAAAGCTACACATAGCGTTACTTATCAATGATTGTCCTTTAGCTGTTACTGATATTGCAACATCTCTATTATAGAATATACAAGATGGTGCTCCTGAACCTCCATAATATGAGTTCATATCTTTCTTTTCACCATTCTGTGCTATATTGAATCTGATGAATTGCTCAGATAATTTACCAAACTCTTCTCCAGCTTTAAGCATTTGCTTTTTAATAGCTTTTCTTTTAATACCCATTTCTTCTAATATCTCAGCATTTGGATTTCTAGCATCCTTGTGTTGTTTATAAAGAGAGCCTTTCTCTGTTATAATAGGATGCTTATCTTCTAAGAAATCTAATACTTCTAATGTATTAGATTCTTTATTTAATCCTTTATATGTATTTCTTAATTCTACTGGTATTATATTTATTTTATTCATTATATCCATATCTAGCAACTCTAAAAATTTATTTTTATCTAAATCTGGATTTGTAAATAAAGCATATTGTAATGCTTCCTCTTTATATTTTTGAATAAATTTTGAATTTTGAATATCCATATTACTCTCCTAATAAAGTAGTTAATCTTCCAATATCATCTGGTTGATGTCCATCATATTCTGGTGCTTTATCTAATTCTTTTACATCAAATAAATCCCAATATCTATTATTGTAATGATATGTATATTGTCCAGCAGGTGTATCTATACCTACTATAAACATATCATCGAACATTGTACCATCATGGTGTTGTCTAGCTTTCCATGCTTTATCTTTATAAGTCTCTAATATTACTTTAAATAGTATCATTCTATTAAAGTACAATTCATTCATTGTATGCCAACCATCTGAAATATATGGTTCTGCATTTTTCTTTTCACTATATAATTTCTTTAATTCTTTTAAATCCATCTTATCAACTCCTTTAAGATTGAGTTTTTAGTAGAGTAATAACTAATAAATTCTAGTTATTACTCTACTTTTTAATTTATACTCCTATTTTATTATGTTCTTTAAGCTCATTTAAAAGTTTTTGTTTTCTTTTGACTATGTTGTCTTTAGCACTTCTTAAATTTGTTATATTACCTCTAAATACACTTAATTTAGTATTTAAGTTTGAATTCAGAAAACTCTTCTCAGTTGCTGATTTAGCAGAGTATATCAATAGTTGGACTTCCAAAATATCTTCTAGTGCTGACAATCTTTTATCTATAATATCTAATAACTCATTATCTGCTTTCAATTGTTTTTCTAATAATTCTAATGTTAAATTATGTCCCATATTAATTCTCCTTTAAATTAAATATATAACACTTCATAATCTCCAAATATTTCAGCTTTAGATAAATATTCACCAACAACTAAAAGTACTTTAGCTTCATCTAAAGTCATACTGCCTATATTTAATCTATACTTTAATCTATTAAAACAAACCCTAGCAGTTAAATTAATATCTATAAATAATGCTCTACCTTCTTGTCTTACTTGTTTTAATAATTCTTGTCTATTATGGCATTTAGTACCTTTAAATCTCTCATCATTATCTATAATATATCTACCTGCTTCAAATACTGTTTGTCTTAATATCTCTTTCTTTATTACATATTTCATATCTTTATCATACTTCATCTTTCTATATTTTGTTTTCAGTTTCATATTAATTCCTCCTCATCTTTATCTCCAATATTTCTTTTCTTACCTTTTATTGTACTAAATGCATTTACTTGTTTATTATAAGTACCTTCAACTTCACTACATCTAATAGTACCTAACTCTTCATCAGGAAATCCTAAATAAGATATCATATTAAGCCCTGCATTGTATAAGTCGAATCTTTCTATGTGATATAGGAAAGTTTCTAATATATCTACAGTTACTATAATACTATCATCAGGAAAAGTTATTAGTACTGATTCTATGTCTTGTCCTTCTTCATTAGTATCTATATATGGTGAAAAGAAAATTAAATTATTAACACTTTCAAATGAGTATTTAATATCTTTACTTCCTCTACTATGAATCAATCTATTATTCTTCATTACAAATATTGGATTTTCTGTATCATAGTATAAAGATAGAAACTCTTTTAATACTCTAACAAATCTTGGTATATTACCATTATTTAAAAATATATTAGCTTGATTATTTCTACCAATCTCTAATGTAAGAAAACTAGAGAAGCTTAATTTCAAACTAATTAGAGTACTTTTATCTGAGTACTGATTACTTTTGTATCTATATTCTTTATGATATGACTGTCTAGATTTATCTGCTTCATCATATCCAAAATTACCTAACTTAACTTGGTGCTTTAATAATAAACCACCAAGTCTTAATACATCTGAACTTATTTTTTCTAAATCATCATATTTAGTATACATTAATTCTACTCCTATTTAAATTTTACTGTTATAGTATTTCTTGTATTGTGTACTATTATAGATTTTAAGTTATACTTCTTATCAAATATCAATTCTGTATTATCTGGTATAGCTTTTACAATCTTTTTAATAATATTTACATTATTTATTATATCATATTCATCTTTACCAGTATGGAATATTGTTTGTATATCTAATTTAATGTCTAATATTAATATCAAATCCAATAAGCTATCAATAAGAGTACCTTTTATTTTTCTTAACTCTAAATATTGACCATCATTTCTTACATCATCATTATAGTAGTCGTATTGTTCTAATAAATCTAGAAACTCTTTCTTAGTATACTGATGTTTATTAATTTTTTGAATATCCATGTATTCTCAACTCCTTATTTTATATAGTATAAATAAGTTAAAAGTGTGGTAAATACTAATCTACCACACAAATTTCATCTTTGTTTCTGTATAAGGATATTTATCATATACTTTATATTTAGAATAAGTTTCCTTATCTACATATACTTTATTTAGTTCATCTATTTCTTTAGAGTATATTACAAATATAAACTCTTCATCATGATGAATTGTCTGAGGTACATATGTGGTACTCTTACCTACAGTCATTGGTGTAAATATTTGAGTATATGATTCCTCATTATGTATCTTATCTGCTATGTGTGATTCATGATAAGTTATATGAGTAGTTACTACATGTCTAGTATAAAACCAGTTAATACATAAGTAAGTACATAGTGTTACACATATTGCTAACAGTATATTCCTTGCTGTTTTAATCATTGTTGCTACCACCTTATATTTTAGTATTCAATATTTTTCTTACTTGAGTTTTAATTATCTTTAATCTAGATTTATATTGGTTAATACATTCAGGTATAGATACATCATAACAGTCAAAAAATAATCCACCATCTCTTAATCTACCTATCATTTGCTCAGTATTTACTTCAGACTTATATGTCTCAGTGTTTATTATTACTCTAAGATTAGCAATGTCTTTAGCTGTACCAAGCGACTTCATAGGAGATATTATTATTCTTGAATTATTATATACATCTTCCTTTACTTTAGTATTCATTTTAGAATGATATACTCCAATCATATCTTTAGGATAACCTAACTCCTCTATCATATATTCTCTAAAGCTTTCACATTCTTCTATTGTTGATATATAGATTATACATCTATATCCACCAAATAGTTTACTATATATAGCTAATGCATGTTTAATATATCTATATACTGGCATATTAGTATCTGAGAAAGCATATTGTGCATACTTGGTACTAGATAAACCTTTAACTGTTTTTAAACTTTCTCTCTTATACATATTAGCATTACTATTTAATTCATATATAACAGCCTTTAATTCTTTTGTAGATGTATCAAATAAATCCATTCCATATTCAGGCATATGTGAAAATGTTAATTGATATATCTTATTCATCTTAGGGTCAGATTGTTTAGGTGTAGCTGTTACATAAAAGGTTTTATTGGTATTAGTATGAAAGTCTGTTCTATACATGTTTTTAATTTCTTTATGTGACTCATCATACACCTTAATACCAATTTTTAGCTTTTCAAATAATTTATCTAAGTTTTCCCAACCAATTTTCCTAGCAATTCCATCTATAGTATCATGAGTTGTTGAGTAGAATTTATATTTTTCTGCATCAAAATTTTCATCATTCCATATTTCAAATAAATTAGTTGGATTTAATTGTAATACTTCATTTTCTTTTATAGTAGTATATTGTAATACTCTATCTACCCATTGTTGCCTAGTCTTGCTATCAAAATTTATAACTATAGCTCTAGCTTTAAATAATGATATACCAGCAATAGCACAATAAGTTTTACCTGTACCAGTAGGCATAGTCAACATAAGTTGACTATACTTAGTGGTATACTTAAACTCCCCTACACCATAAAGATACATCAGAATTATCTTCTGATTATTATCTCTAGGTGGTACTACCATATCTATATCTATCTTATGTAGTTTATTAGGTTTTATATAGTTAAATCTTTCATCTTTATATTGCATGAATTCATTTAACCCTATTCCTTTTGGAACATACAAAATCTTATTATTTTCATCATACTCAAGAGCAACATCTATCACTTTGTAATAGATGTCGTCAAAAGTAGTTAATGCTTTTTCTAATCTTTTATCTTGACCTAGCTCATAATTATATATCTTATAAGCTGTACTAGTTACATCAATATTCATAATTATCCTTTCTTATTGAATCTAGTATTTAACCAATCAAAATTTCTTATAGTTATTGCTTTTCTTTCTATTTCTTGTAAATTTTTCTGTCTTTTATTATAGAACCAGAAACTGATACTGATTCACTAGTATTTTTAAATTCTGGTTTTATATGTTGCATATTCTTCATTGAAACTTTATATGCTTCTAATGCTTCAGAATATTTTGATAAACAAGTATCTCTTTGTCTAGCTTTGTCTATAAGTCTAATGCCTTTTAACTTAATAGAGTCTGTTAATCTACCATCTTCATTTTGTGCATAGTCTACTAATTTATATTTATCATCTTCTGATATACAACGATACTTATTTTCTTCTAATGCTTTTTGTGCTTCTTCAACAGTATTAAATCCAATTTCACCAGGATTTAATACTCCTAGTATATTATTTCTCATTCCTAATTTCTTTTCTATATTTCCAATAATCATATTGTCTATAGAATCCATATGGACATACAAATATACTCTACCATTTTTAAACATCTTAGCTGCTAATATAAATTCAGAAGTATTTTCTATATCTATATAATATTTATTATTCATATTTTTCATTTCTAATTTAATAAAATAATCCATATTACTAGCTAATTTATTATTAGTACAAGTCAATTCATTATAATCATTCATATAGATTATACCTATATAGTTTGGTAAATTATCTTGTGCTATTGAAGTCATAGTACTACTCATATGTGGTATGTGAGTATATGCTATAGTTTCAACTTCTCTTTCCATTCTAGTTGCAGGGTGTGTTATTTCATATGTCACAGAACCATCATCATTATAATTCCCTTTAAATCCATATATTTCTAAAATATCTGATATTATTGATTTAAATTCTATAGCATATGTCTTATCATTTTTCTCTCCAGATATCATACTTTCAAATCTATTTTCACCTGAATTAAATTTGAAAGTTATAATAGTACCATAATTAGTTGCTCTACTTAAATCTATAAGTAATTTAGTTATTATTTTTTCAGTACCTACTATAAATTCTGCTTCTCTTATCTTTTCACTGTTACTATTTAATTCCTTCTTTATTAAATGTAATAATCCTTCATATTTTCTCATTACTTTTCCTCCTTAAAATAT